ACTTGTACATAATACTCATCGGTATGCTGGTATAGCCGAGAAGCATAAAAGAGAAATGAGCCAACGATGGATTTATGTTATTTATAACTCCGAATATACCCGCGATGCTTTACGTTATCCCAACCCTTCAATAATAGTTCACCCGCCGGTGGATAAGGAAAGGGTTTTGACAAGAAAAACAAGGGCTGAATATATCACCCTGATTAATCTCTTTGCTCCGAAAGGGGGAGATATCCTACCACAGATTGCCAGAGCTTTGCCGGAGAAGAAATTTCTGGGCGTAAAGGGTGGATACGGGTTACAGGTAATGGATGAGAACATAAAAAACATAACATACACGGAGAACACGCCGGATATAAAAAAGATATATGGCAAGACAAGAATACTTATTATGCCTTCTGAATATGAAAGCTACGGGCGTACAGCGGTTGAAGCCATGATAAATGGCATACCGGTTGTGTGTAGTGATACTCTGGGTTTACGAGAATCACTCTCTTATGCTGGTGTGGTTGTAAGTAACCGCAGTGATGCGCAGGAGTGGAGAGAGAAGATTATAGAGGTTGAAAAAAACTATAAATCATATAGCGATAAGTGTAAGCAGAGGGCGAAGGAGATACAAGACAAGACAGAAGAAGAGTTAAACTCAATGGAAGAATTTATCTTAAAAGCAATTAATAAAAAATTATAGTCATGGCAACAAAAAAGAAAATCACTCCGGTAAAGGAGAAGAAAGAAATCAAAACAGCGGTGCCCGTCTTCAGGGATGGTTTTGTTTATACTGTAATGTTACAGGATTATGGAGATTACAGAAAAGGAGAAGAGGTGATGCTTGTTGAACGCAGGTATAAGAGTTTAAAAAAAGATAATATTGTAAAATGAAGACATGGGTAAAAACGGATGTTGTCACAGAGCCGGTGACTTCGACGGAAGCAAAGCTATTCTGCAAGATTTCGGGAACGCAGGATGATACATTGATAGCCTCGCTGATTAAATCGGCAAGGATGACTATTGAGAATTATACCGGTCTGGCTCTTGCCGAAAAAACTCTGTATACAACATTTGACCTGCCGGGGTTAAATAATATTCTTGACCTTCCTGTTCAGCCGGTTAAAAGTGTGGCATCGGTGAAGATAATTGATATAGAAGGTAATGAAACAGCACTCACCCTGAACACTGATTATTATCTGATTGATTCGCCCTGGACAAAGATTAAGATTGGCAACGTCTGGGTAAGTGATGGAGTACTTTTAAAAGTGGAATATACCGTTGGCTATGGAGCCTCCGGTTGCCCGGCGCTTCCAGAAGCTCTGAAAATAGCAGTCCTGAAAGAAATTGCCACCCAATACGAAAGACGGGAAGACATAACAGAAGTGGCAGGACAGGTGATGGATAATAATAGTAGGAAATTAGCAGATCCTTTCAGAATAAAACTATGGCTATGATAGGAAAGAAGAAATACTATATACAGATGTTAAGTCCTTTGGTTACAAGTGACAGCCAGGGTGGGGGGACACTTAGTTATTCTTCACTTGCTTATGTGTGGGCAGAGAAAAAAGAACTGTCATTCTCAAAGGAGCTGGTCTATGCGGGAATAAAATATTTTGTGGCGGTGGAATTTACAATCCGCAATGAATCAAGTATTTCTATTACGGCAGATTGCAAGATTACTTATGATAGTGAAGATTACTACATCTACTCGATAGTTAAGGATGAAGATAAAATTAAAATACTTGCGTACAGATGAGCGATAGCATGAGGATAATGTTACCACAGGGCGAGATGGTGAAATTTCGCCGGTGGATTAATGAGCAGGATGAAAAAAAGAAACGTGCCTGCCAGAATATTATTACCCGTGCTTCGGAGCTTATTGTCGCAACTGTTAAAACTTCACCGAAAACTCCCGTTAAAACCGGTAATTTGCGGGCAAGTGTCCATACTAATTATAGCTCTGACAGGTTAAGCAGTCAGGTGGTGGTAGATGTTAATTATGCTGCTGTGCAGGAATTTGGCGGCGGAAGATGGAGAAGAAAAATCCGCGCAAGGCATTATTTCTTTCCGGTGGTTGAGAGAGTGAATAAATATATGTTACAGTTACTTAATAAAATAGGATTCAAATGAAAAACCCATGCAATGACATAAGATCATGGTTATACAGCGTGTTGAATGGCAAGATCACTTATAACAGCGCTACGGTGCCGGTGTATAGTATCCCGCCGACATCTGCCACTTACCCGCATATACTTCTGGGAGACATAGAGTGGGAGCCGATAAGCAGAAATAAAGACTGCGATATATACGATGTAATGACTGAAATAATTGCTGTGACAAAATATACCGGCGTAATGGCAAGTTACGGTGCTGCGGATAGTATCGCAGATGATGTTCTGGAAGAGATTATGAGTTCAACCACAGCAATAACTAATTACGATCTTATTGAGTCCCTTATTAGCAGGGGGAAAACAGCAGTTGAACAGATAGACACAGGATTTATAGTGACACACAAGATTATATTAACCTTAAAAATAGAGGAGGAGTAACAATGGCAAAATTAAATGGTTCAAAATTACGTGTAATCGTCAATGGGGTGAAAATAGCCGGAGCGACAGGCTTTACCTTTGATGGCGATATTAATCTTCTCTCCACTGCCGATAAGGATAGTGCAGGATGGGAAGAGAACGACTATGGAAGGAGGTCATGGACAGTATCGGTGGATGCTCTTTATGACCCTTCCGGCGTATATACAGCAGAGGAGATCATTGACCTGATGATTAACAAGACTTCTATTACTACGTTGGAGATAGCCCAGATTGATGGAGTAGGTGGAGGTCATGTGTGGAACGGTGCCGCTAAACTGAAATCATTCTCTCTGAAGGGCAATGCCGATGAGATTGCTACAATCAGCGCAGTCTTTAATGGTTCAGGAGCATTGACTAAAGGGACTATTCCAACATCATAGTCTATGAATGAACTATCAGGATATAAAGAGGTAAAGATAGGGGGCAGGATTTTCCCGATGAAATTCGGGATTAATGCTTCCGCTCTCTTCTGTCTTGCCCGTGGGGTAGATTTGCCGCAGATAGCAGATACGGGGCTATACGGAAGGTATGAAGGAGAAAAAATGATTTCTCCCCCGGATGTGTATGCATTGCTTCAGCTTGCCTGGTTTGCCCATGTCACGGCCTGTAAGATTGGAGGAAGAGATACAGAGGTGGCAAGTATGGAGGAATTTATTGAACTCTGTAATGAGGAAGAGGGCACAATGGAAGAGATCACCAGGGCGATGCTGGAAAGTAAATTCTTAGGCAGGAAGATTACCGGAGAAGCAAAAAAAAAGCCGAACTGACATGGAGAGAATTATTAAGATATGTGCTGGGAGAAATAGGCATTTTGCCGGATGTGTTCTGGAGCTTGTCTTGGGAGGAATTGGATGTTATGATAGAAGGCTACGAGCGCAGAATGGCAAGGCAGCTTATCTTACAGAGGGAAATCATGGCACTGCTTGTTAATGTCCACCGAAAGGATGGCTCAACAACGATAAGAGGAGAAGACATCATGCCATTGATAACGGACAAGGTAAGGGAAAGCAGACTGATGACTAAGGAAGAATGGGATGCGATGAATGACTTAATGGATAAAGTGATATGGCAGAAGAGGGAAAACTGAAAGCACAACTGGGGCTTGACACTAAAGAGTTCGACAAAGGACTTAAAGATGCTCATGGCTCTGTGCAGAAATTCGCAAGCACAATGGACAGAGTATCTAAAGTGCTGACAGGATTATTCTCTGCCGGTGCCGTGGCGGGGATTGCCACGACTATTAAGAAGATATTTGACACAACCCAATCATCCGGCGATAAACTTGCATATACGATTGAGGGTATTAAATCAGTAGCCCTGACCACGGCTCAGAGCCTTGCAACAATGGATTTCAGCGTCTCTCTAAAGGATGCTTATCTGGCAGCAAAGGAATATGCAGCAATTCTTGATGACTTAGGAGACCGGCAGAGGTCAGTTAATTATTTATCAAAAGAGTATCAGCTGCAAATAGAAGAAGCAAGGGGAATTATAAGAAGGGTAAAACTGACAACAGATGAAAGGCTGGCAGCCGAAGAGAAGCTTCGAAAAGCAGTAGAAGGGGAACTTGCATTACATCGGCAATTGGCCGAGGAGGGGATTGGCGCAGAATTGGGATTCCTGCAGAAAAAATACAAGCTCTCACAGGATGATGCCAGACTTGTTCAGGAATATGTTTTAAATTATGCGAAATATTCTAAAGAGCAGCAAGATGCATTCAATAAAATTATTGAATTAAACATCAAGTATAATAAGATGCTTACTCCCAGTGCTGAATGGGTAAAAAAGATAACGGGAGAAATAGCTGAAGAAACGGCCAAGTTACCGGAAGAGATGCGAAAATATGCAGCAGTATGGAAACCAATAAATGACCTCACAGATAAGCATCGGGATAAAATTGTTTCGTATTCACAGGCATACCTTGACGCACAGATAGCATTACAAAGACAGCTTAATCTTGCCGACCGGTACGGAGATGCCCTTGATTTTATTGAACAAAAGACTGAAGCAGTAGCTGCTGCCACAAAAGATATTCCTTCACTTCCTCTTGCAGCACCTATGATTGCAGGGGGTAATATGACGATGCCTGTGCCTTCAGTCAGTACAGCACTTGTGCCGATGAAAGAAAATGCGAGGGTCTTTGTTGATTTCTGGAGTGACGCAGCACAGAGGTTTGGCAGTATAACTATGTCAATAGCTGATAGCTTTGCAAATGTTGGTGATGTCATTAATAATGTTATGGCAGATAGTGAGGTGGATTTCTCGGAGGCAATGGGAGTAATATCTAAGACAGCCCTTGCGACAATTCCTGTTCTTGAGGCTCTGGCAGCAGCTCATATCTTTGCCGGAGAGGGATGGAAAGGTGTTGCCGGAGTGCTGGCAGCTATCGGGGGCATTACGATGATGCTCGGAGTGATGTCATCACTGGGCAAGAAGAGAAAGATGGCAGAGGGTGGCATAGTTTATGGCCCGACGTCAGCGCTGATAGGAGAATATGCGGGAGCAAGAACAAATCCGGAGGTGGTGGCCCCGTTGGACAGACTGCAGAGACTTATCGGGGGTAAACAGACTATTGAGATAGTCGGGAAAATAAAAGGCACAGATATCGTGTTGGCACTTGAAAGAAATCTTGGAGTAAATTACAGAGGCGTATGAGCTGGGCGACAAAATATAAAGGAGAATTTAAGGATAATCAGGGCAATGACTGGGATGTTGAATTTCAGTTTGATGGTTACTCCGGCAGCACCTATAACATCAAATTAGGCAGGGAGCCTCTTATTATTCAGAAGAATGTTAACAATGAACAACTAAATCATATCGCCACAAAAACCGCCATAATCTCGATTGAGTGTAAACAGCATTTCAGATTTTTGGAGCTCTATTCCTCGGGTAATCTCTATTGCAGGGTATATATCACGAAAAACAGCAGCCTCTATTTTCGGGGTTATGTAATGAATGATTATCAGGAGCCTTATGATGATTTCCCGTATTTCGTACAGGTAAAAGCCACAGATGCCCTGCCTTACCTGAAAGAAATAGCCTACGATGATAACGGCACTCCATACAACGGGCATAAAAGAATAAGTAAGATTGTTCTGGACATCCTGGGGAAGATAGGCTATACCGCATTTACAGAATTTATCAATCTCTACGAGCGTTATATGGATCAGGACACGGATGATTCAATGTTCGATCAAACACTGATTAACGTTGATGTGTTCGCAGGGAAGGATTGTTATTATGTACTCTCGGAGATCCTGAAAATCCTCAACGCAGCACTTGTACAATTTTTTGGGGTGATGACGTTTTACCGGCCGGCAGAGCTAATCAATGAAACGGTTTATGGCAGGATATTTACCGGCGAGACAACAAAAACAGTTATATCTGTAACTCCGGAAGTATTTATAGATAGAGCCGATCTTGATTCTAATCTGCATTCAACGGATGGTGGAGTATTAACTTTTGAGCAACCGGCAAAAAATATTAAAGTTAACTTTAATTACGGGAATAGAGAGAGCTGGATAGATAATTATGATATGCCGGCAAGCAGCTGGGATGCTGATACTAAAACGCTGGACTACTGGACAAGGATAGGCACGGCAGCTAATGTTGTGCATATTAGCGAGTTAGTGCCTGAAGAAGATCAGGGGATGGCTATCAAAAGTACTTCTGATCATGCGACAGGATTATATCAGTTATTCGGCGATTATACTTCCGGTAACCCGGGGGAGTATGTTGTTTTTGAATTTGAATATGCAATATATAATCCGACATCTTCATTAGTTGGTAATGCATGTGGAAGAATTGGGATAACCCTTAAAGATACTACTTTGGGGTTATTTGTCGCAGACACAGAAAATTACGCATGGGGATATTTCGGTACTATCTATTCGGGGGTTATTAATATCAATAAAGGATTTTCCGGATGGCAGAAATTCAGACGTGTAATTCCTAACATCTATGCTAACAAGCAGTTATATATTAATCTATATGGTGCTTATACTTATACCGGAAGTGTGTATAATGTAAATACATCAGTTTATGCTTGTTACCGCAATCTGAAAATATATGCCACATCTTATAAAATAGCTTACCGCAAAGGGGTAAGAAGCCTGTGGCAGAGAATAGAAGCAACCCCTGGGGATGGCGTAATTAATCTCAGACTGAAAAATAAATACTATGACATAAAATACAAGGAAGAAGCAGAGAACATTGCAGAAAAGACTATCGAGAAAACAAATAGTATCGAGGGAAGAAAAATCGAGATAGACACTATTCTGGGAGATATTACTGATTCAGGGCTGTATAATATTATTGAACAATTTAAGGGGCAGCTGGTTAGAAATCAAATACTTGCGAATGTAGCGAAGAAATTTGTGGTTAATTACGCATCGGATTATTTGGCTAGAGATGTTATTATCTCTCAGGGCACAGGCACGGAGACAGATACTATTTATTTCACCTCTGCTCTTCCGGGGCATGATTTTTCGGGGACAACAACGATAACTAATGTTAACGGTAATCTTACAGGTACTCCCTCTACCGTTCAGGCAAATGGCCCGGGCACACCGGAAGAAGCACAGCTGGAGATATCCGGCAACTTCGGTAGTGTAGAAATCACCTGTAACGGAGTGATTAGGACGATGACATTTGATACTGACATCGCAACAACAATTAATAATTTCATCACGGCTTATTTTTCGGATTATCTTTCTGCCGGCGTGCAGCTGACCGGAGGCTCTAATTACATTGTCTTTACGACCTATCCGGCTGCGGAATTTACCGAACAGCCTTCATTCTCGACTATCTCCGGCGATCTTGCGGGTGATTATACTTACCTGCAGAATTATGCTGCCGGTACAGCAAGAATAGATAAGATAGTGCTTAGTGGCAGTAGTGGATCAGCGAATATTACCTGCAATACTGTAACAAAGTTGGCATATTTCTCTTATGCAGAAACTGAATCATGGAATGATCGTTATGATCCTACAACTTACAAAGAGATAAATGAATATCTGGCTGATGAGTTAAAAACACAGTATGCCCTGCCGGTGCAGAAGATTATGAACTTGCCAATCTTGGTGAGAGAAGGCGAGGGTTATCAATACCGGCATCTGAATTGCTGGCTGGATGTACTTAATGTTGATGAGCAATTTACTCCGATCAAAAATATCAGTGCATGGACTACTTATAATTGCACATTAACGCTTAATGAAGAAAATGGTTTACTATATGTTCGGAAAACATCATCAGGCAGCGATCCGCAGATATATCGTGATACATCATTCAGTGGTTTAAAATATCGATGGTTGATAATTAAATATCGCGTTAATTCTAATGTTCCGGAACCCGGAGGCGGCAGAACCATTTTTTATAAGACCGCAGGACATGATTATGATTCGAGTTATTATAAGACATTGGATGAGTTTACTTCTGATGGTCAATGGCACTTATGTATTGCCGATATGTGGGATCTGACCGGCGGGGGAACAGACTGGAAGGATAACACAATTACCGGCATAAGGATTGACCTTGACCCGCAGGATAACATCATTGACCTGGAGTTTGTGGGATTTCCGAGGAAATTCGTGGCATTAAGAGAGGAGTTTAACGTTCGGGAGTGTTTGGCAAATATTGACTTAATTGAAATTTTAAAATAAACAGCTATGAGAGCAGATGAATGGATAATATGGTCACAAATTAAAAAGCGTAGTGGTAGTTATTGGTCGTCACGTTATACGAGCAATGCGAAAATAGTTGTTGATAGTGATTCACAGGTAACAATTTCGTGGACGAATAACGGTGGTCAGGATTATGACAACATCTCAATATTAGGCTCAACAGATGGCGTGAATTATTCTGAAGTTGCTACGGCTACGCCAGCGACAACGAGTAAAACGCTTACAGGTTTGAACTTTGTGAATGATTACTGGTGGAAGATTATGTATAAAAAAGACGGCAACTATTCGACGAAATATGCCGTTGCAAGATGCTGGTCATTCACAATGACTTGTATTACAACCGGAGCACAAACACTTAAACTTGATGCATTAGATGTTATAAACAGTGAAGGAATAAGAATTAACTGGGGTGATTCGTCTGGAAATAATTATACAGGTACCGGTTCAAGAACACATGCATACAGCGGAGCCGCCACCTATACTGTGAGAGTGATTAATTCACTTGCATTGACTAAAATATTTTTGAATGATGCAAAAATTAATAATTTTAACTCAAATGTATTCTTGAAATGTGG